CTTTTACTGCAGCTTCAAAAAATAATTGGTTTTCAATTATTGCAGCTAAATCACCACAAACAATGAGTGCGACTGAAGTTGTGGCGGCTCAATATAATACTACTGGTGGAGTTACTAGTTGGGGAGCGTCGTCTGTAGTACCGTTCACTTTAAGACAATATGACACACATAATGCATATAACACTTCGACAGGCTTATTCACTTGTCCTGTATCTGGAATTTACACAGTTATAAATCAATTTTTTGGTACAACAAATTTTACTTATACTTACTTAGGTAAAAATGGCGCATCAACTTTATCAAGATTGGTTCAAACTGGTTCATCTGGTCAATCAGCTTCAATAGATGTGCAATGCAATGCTGGAGATACTTTAGGAATTTACAACGCAAGCGCAACTGTGTCTTCTGTAGATGGAGCGGCTTATAACTCTGTTAGTTTTAAACGAATAAAATAAAGGAGCAAAATGATTCACATCAAGAAGTTAGAAAATGCATACGCGATTAAAGGGGGTGACGAGTTCATTAACTTTGGTGATCCGTACACATTTTCTATGGATGTTGAATTATTCAATAACGACACTGAAGCAAAGATCTCAAGCTTCACAAGCAATAGCGATAAACCTCTTGATCAAAAGTATTGGGATGAAGTGATGGACGCTTTGAAATTAATGGGTGTCACTAAGATACATTTTGAAAGAATTAAAAACGGGAAAACTAGGTATGTAACTAAGGAGATAATATGAAATTTTTATTACTTTTAACAACAACATTACTTTTGTCTAGTTGTGCTTATAAGGTTGTGGTCCAAGACTGCAGTCCTACAGAATCCGGTGAAGATTGGGTTTGTAAAAAATCAATTTGGGGTAAGTAGCAATGAATGAATTAGATGTTATATTAAAACTATGGCCTATTCTTGTATTCTTTTTTTTAGGTGTAATATGGTTCATTAGACTAGAGACTAAGTTTAATGCTCTAGAAAAAGACTATGAAAATCATAAAGAATCAGTCGAGAAAACTAGCACAACATTATGGGCCAAGATTGATTCTATTTTAATGAACATCAATTCAATATCTCAATCCATTGTTAGAATAGAAACAAAACTAGATGTGCAACATAAGGAAGAGCGATGAATCAATGCGAAGTTCCAAGCTATATTTATCTAACGATAACAATAATTGGACTTGCATTAGAAGCATACCTTGGCAAGACTGATAAGGTAAAGTCAGGTTCTATTTTAGAATTAATTTTTAATTTAATAATCGCAATTACGCGAAAAAAAAGGGAGTAAAAATGTTTGAACAAATTTTGGCCGCTTTGGCCGCATTACAACAACAAGTTGTAGATTTACAAGCGTCACAAGCTGCAAATGAGCAAGCTAAATATGATGAAGGTTACGCAAAGGGATTAGCTGACGGATCTCAAGGTGGCAAAATCTATTCTCAAGAAGAACTAGATCAAGCCATTGCAGCTCAAGTTAATCCTCTTAAGGATGAAATTGCAGCATTGAAATTACAAGTAGACGCTTTAGTAGCTGATAAAGCTGCAATCTTAGCTGAGGTTGAAAACGCATCAGTAGATGATTTAGCAATCATTTCTAAATGGAAGAAATAAGGAGTAATAAAAATGGAATTTACAGCAGAACAAAAAGCAGCAGCAGAAAAACCACTTAAAGAAGCTTTAAAAAAATTAGCTGAAGTTCTTATTGAGGTTCAAAAAGCTGTTGTAGAAAATACAACTACAAAAATTGATGACGCAGTTGAGCCGGTAGTTAGACCTCTAGAAATAGAAGGTTTTAACAAAATAATTGATAGCTTAAAACTTTAATGTTTCCAGAGTCATCAAAGAACATATTAAAACAAGCTTTGAGAAAAGCGGCAATAGACAGGATCATGAAAGAACTGGTCCTGTCTTCTGCCTTTTTCGCATACCCTGGAATCAATAGACTAACCATCATGGCTGTGGAATGGATTGTTGATTTTATCTTAGAAAAGACAGAGCTTGGTTTGTATTTTATGTATACTAATTACACTGTAGAAATGCAGGTAAAACAATTACAAGAAGCCTTAAAAAAACAGAGAGAAAATCCGAGTGAAGAAAATGAAAAAGAACTTATATCTAAGTTTGATGATATCATTAGGATTCGTCCTAAGTAATTGCGCTCACAAGATACCAGATGAGCCGATCTGCTTAGAGCTAGAACCCATGAGGGGCTATTGTACCTATACGCTTTCAGATAAACACTTTTATTTATTGAATGAAGACTGGATTAAAATGAAGTCTAATTCTTTAATTATGCCTATTGAGTCATGGGGCGAGATAAAGAAATTCATTTTAAAGATATGTGCAGATGAAAATCAATGCACAGATAATGAGAAGATCATCATGGAGCAAAAGCTACATGAGATCGAAGTAAGATTACCATAGGGGGATAAGATGCCATCAAGCGCAACAATAACAAGCTTCTATAATTTTAGTGCTAATACAAAGGCCAGGGCGTCACAAGTAAACAATAACTTTGATGTGTTTAGGGGTCATATAATTCCGGTAGAGCCTTTGACTGCTACTAGTGCAGACAATACTTATGACTTAGGTGATTTTTCTCATCGATGGCGTTACGGTTACTTTGGGCAGACAAGATATGGCACAACATCAACAGCTTATGGCTCTGTTCAATTGGCTTCTGATACTAGTTCAGCAGAATTAATTCTTAATTTAAACGGAACTGAGAAGGCAAGAATAAATACTAATGGATTAAAAAGAAGTAGTGTTGAGTCTAACGGATGGAATACAACATACTTAGCAAGTGGTTTTCTTAGTTTTAATACAAGCGCAGCCACAACATTTGCAACATTAAGCATTACATCTCAAGGGCGACCAATTAAATTTGGATTAAATCCAGCATCTTTGTCAACTATTGGAACTACTGGGTCGACTAATATAGGTGGTAAAATTAACATACAAGGCACTACAGCGACATCATTTCCAACGGCACATTTTTTAATTTGCAGAGACACTACTACAGCAATTGTTTATGATACTACATTTAGAATAGTAGCTAGTGATTTTTCTGGATCAAAGCAGCTAGAAATGCCATCAAGTGCTATTCAGGGATATGATTTTTCTGTAACAGCTGGTGGACATACTTATTTATTTAGAGCTTATTGTGATAGAAACACAACTACAGGATCGGGTGTTTCTGCAGAGATATGGTTTTCAGATTTCTTTGCTTATGAAGTAATTTAAATTACACATCATGGCAATTCTAGTCCCCACCTATAGGCCCTATAGACGGGGACAAGCATTTTTCTTTTATTGACACTAATTTTAAATAGGTATGTAATTTTTACATGTTTAAAATTACCCCCCTATCTTATTTAAAATACCGCCTTAAGTATAGATTTGCCCCTTATCTTAATTTAACTAAGCCCGTAGACATAAGCCTTGAGCTTTCATCAGCTTGTAACATGGCGTGCCAATATTGTTACCATAGCGACAAGTCTACGCTTCCATTTAAGCAAGGATTCATGACATTAGATACTGCGATGCTGATAATAGCAGACGCCGCAGATCTTGGTGTTAATTCTTTAAAAATGAACTTTCGCGGAGAATCTACGCTTAATCCAAGATTCTATGAAATTACTAAGTTTGCAAAGAAACATGCTCATGGATCTACTTTCATTGATAGAATAACTAATTCAAATTTTAAATTCTCGAAACATAATAATGATATATTTGAAGGGCTTTGTAACCAAACAAAGGTTAAAGTATCATTTGATTCTTTTATTCCTGAGGTATTAGAGAAGCAAAGAAATGGCTCAAATCATGAGCAGATCATTAATAATATTGATTTGTTTTACAACCATCCGAGCAGAAAAAATACTGAGTTAGTAATCCAAGCAGTTCGAACTAATTTAAACAAAAATGAAGATATTTATTCAGAAGCTAAAAGGCGATGGCCAGAGGCCACAGTCTCTATAAGAGACATGGTTTCGGGAAGAGTTGAAAAAGACTTATCAGAATACGAAAACAAAAAAAGAGATTTTGATAATAGGCAATCATGTTTGCAGGCTCACAACAGACTTATATTTGATTGGCAAGGTAAAGCGCAAATTTGTTGTCCTGATACTGCTAGTAAATTAAGCATTGGAAATATTCACGATAATTCAATTTATCAAATATTCAATTCTGAAAAAGCAAAGAAAATAAGAAAATCTTTAAAAGATAAATCAGCATTTAATTCAAATCCTTGTAAGACTTGCTCAAGTCACGAATCTTTCAAAGGATATTCTCACCCCTGGGGGTCTTAGTGATTAAGTTTGCTATAGTCATTTGTTCAAGGCTTAAGTCTAATCGCTTGCCTAAAAAGGCGCATCTTAAGCTTGAAGGAAAAACAGTAATATCTCATTTAGTTAATAATCTCATCGGTATTCAGATCCCTATTATTGTTACAGTTCCCCAGTCTGAGTTCCATGAATATAGAAATGATGAGAGTTTTCCAAAGAATCCAATGGTGATTATCCATAACTCAGAACACGAAGAAGATCCATTAGCCAGGACTCATCAAGTAGCCAAGCAATTTAATATAGAAAATGTTATCAGAATAACTCATGACAAGATCTTTATAGACACTTTGTCACTTATGGAGTCTCTAGATATCTTCATAAAACAAAAGGCAGATTATCTTTATACATCTAATCTTATTCCTGGGACTAACTTTGAAGTTATTAAATATGGCTGCTTAAAAGAAGCAGCAATGAAGTATAAAAATGTGGAGTATATTTCTTATGCAGTAAGAACTACTTCTTTAAATACCATTAATTTTAATAAAGAGAATGGGCCATCAAACATTAAAGGATTAAATTTATTATTAGACTATGAAGAAGACTTTAAATTATTTCAAATTATTTACTCAATACTTGGGACTAATGCTAATTTTAGTTCTGTTATTGACTTAATTAATAAAAATATATGGATGATAGATATTAATAAAAAGCCTTTAGTAAGTGTTTACACTTGCGCATTTAATTCAGAATCATTCATACACAATGCTATTCAATCAGTAAAAGAACAGAGTATTTATAACGATATAGAATACATCCTTATTGATGATCACTCGACAGATAAGACATTTTCTATCATGGCTAAAGAAGCAATGAAAGATTCTCGCATTATCTATTACAGAAATGAATCAAACCAAGGGCTTTCAACATCTAGTAACATTGCCCTTAAAAAAGCTAAGGGTAAATTTATTATTAGAATTGATAGTGATGATTATTTTTCTCATGAAAATGTATTATCTGACATGGTCGATTATATAAATCATGTCAATGCTGAGATCATATATCCAGATAATTATAACGGATCTTATGACAGCATTCAAAAAGGTAAGGAATGCAATCATGTTGGGGGGGCAATGTTTAATAAAAATGCTCTTAACTTTATTAAATTTACAGACGGTCTTAGGGGTTATGAGGGGTATGATTTATTTTTAAGAGCTAAGGATAGACTTAAAATAGCATATTATGAAAAGCCTTGTTTCTTTTACACTAAAAGACACGGATCTTTATCTACAATGTCGCCTAAGTTTCGCGAAAGAATTAAAAAGGAAATAGAAGTAAGGGTTAAATCAAATGAGAAAATATGATCCAGTCGATTTAATGAAGTTATATACTCTAGGGTCTAATAATGGGTGGAATGAATTTTTAACAAAGTGCTATAAAACTAACAACATAAACGCATTAGCTAAACTTAAATATCAAATTTCTTGTGGAATGGACGATCTAGCAAAACAGAAATTAAATACTGATGATATGAATAATTGGTTTGCTAGATGTGTAAGATCACTAGAAATCACAGCAAAGAGAATTATTAAAAAGGTAAACCCAATGCCTTTTGATGGCATTTCAAATTTAGAAATGCAAAACATTTCAGCAACAGACAAAGCAAAGATGTTAGCAGCAAAAAGAAAAAGAGACGAAGCCTTAAGAGAATTCTTTAGAAAGAGTAGTTACTAATGATTAATTATGCATACAAAAGAACTTTCGGACCTATTCCTAAATATCCACTAGTCGAAGAATATAAAAGACCAAATGATGATTTTATATTCATTGCTGGACCTTGTAGCGTTGAGGATAAAGCTCAAATAACAAGAGTTGCTAAAGAGATTCATGGCCTTGGGGTAACTCACCTTAGGGGTGGTGTATTCTCAGCAGGAACTTATCCAGGATCAAGATTCGGGTGGAAAGACATCGATCTTATCAAACACTTTCACGATGTAGCCTATGACTTCGGGTATAAGAATATCATTGAGGTTTTAGATTACACAGACGAATCCTTCGACACTGTTTTAAAATATGCTGATTGCTTACAAGTTGGTTGTCGTCAGATGCAGAATTATACCTTACTTAAAAAAGTGGGGGAATCTGGTAAGCCAGTATTCTTAAAAAGACATCCAGGGGCTACTCTGGATGAATGGCTAGGGGCTGCTGAGTATATATTAAGATTTGGGTGTAAAGACTTGGCTTTAATAGAGCGTGGATCTGTAAGCCATACAAATCATTCTAGATGGGATTTATCTGTTAGCATTATTCCCGCAGCTAAAGCTATTACGAATATTCCTATTATTGGAGATCCAAGCCATGGAACTGGAAGACGCGATCTTGTAAGTCCTATGGCCTTTGCTTGTGTAGCAGCTGGGGCAGATGGTGTCTTGATCGAGACTCATTACTCACCCGATGAGAGTCTATCAGATTCAGAGCAAGCAATATCAACTAAAGACTTTAAGAAGCTAGCTTCACAAATAATTTTCTTAAATAAACTAATTAAAAAGGGGTAATACAATGCAAGCAAAATGTCCTAACTGTGGCGGTTCTCACTGGGAAAATGTTGATCATTTCAGGTTTAAAGATAAAGATAAGAAGGGTAACAAGATCAATATGGCAATATGCTTAGATTGTGGAATGGTTTCTTACCCAGACAAGCTTTTAAACAAAGAAGCAATGCTTGAGCATTACAAAAAGGACTATCGGCCAGCCCCAACAATAAATAACTCATTCACAGGGCAAAGAAAAAATTACTTTCACCTAGCGTTCTTGAATGATCTTTTTGCTGAGTGGAAAAGAGAAAATAAGAAGATTACAGTTTGTGATGTTGGGTGTGCTTATGGAATGAGCTTAAATATGATTCATCAAGTGTTCCCCGATGCAGATATAAATGGGGTGGAATTAACTGAGTCTATGAAGCGCGTATGCTTTCATGAATTTGGTTATAAGCTTGCAGATGAAATTGATGCTTCTAAAAAATATGACATGATCATGAGCTATAAAGTTCTAGAACATCAAATTGATCCAATGGAAGAGCTTAAAAAATATGCAACACTTTTAAAACAAGATGGAGTTCTTTATATCAGTGTTCCAACTTGGTTTAATACCATGTCTAACTTTGGTTTAGATGGCTTTGATCTAGATTATTATTACGATCCAAATCATATCAACGTGTGGACTAGAGAAATGTTTGAATCGATGTTGTTAAGGTCTGGCTTTGAAATAATCAAGCAAGATCATGTTATCTATGGTGATACATATTTATGCAAAGTTAAAAAAGAAAATGAATCATTACCTGTTTTAAAACTAGAAGTTGATCAAATTAAGTCAGCAATGCACTTAATTAAAGAAGCTTTCTTAAAGTTCATTGATTATAAATATGAAGAAGCCACAAAGATTTGGCCAGAATATCCTCAAGCGTGGATGGCTATGATTGAAATGGAAAGAAAGAAAATGGCAGAACATGGTTATGAGTGGTTTAAAAATAACTTAATTAAGCCAATGATCGATGCTTGTCCACAATCACCGGAATGTATTATTACAGCTACAGACTTTGCTTTAAGAGCTCATGACTTTGAAGGGGCTTTAGGTCTTGCTAAAGTAGCTTTAAATATGAAGCCAAATAACCCAGTCTCTTTAAATCACATTGTTATTATATTTAAAGAACTAGGAATAAGAGCCAAAACTGAAGAAGAAAAAATTAAGAACTTTATTCAAGCTAGAAATGCAGCAATAAATCTGCACAATCTATCAGCACAGAATAGAGAACAAGCCGTTAATGAAATATACTTTTTAAACTCTTTAATACCAGTGGGTGCATAATGAAATTAGTTTTAAAAGCTTATGAAGCTGCAAAAAAAGATCTAGAATTAAATTGGAATGAGATATCAGGAAATGAGTCTAATCCATTTATAACAGAATGCTATAAGGCTGTCGATGGGCTTGGTAATCCAGAAATGCTAGATGATTCTAAGATCGCTTGGTGTTCTGCTTATGTAAATAAAAAGATTCAATATGCTGGGGGAAATGGGACAAGATCCGCAAGTGCTAGGTCTTGGCTAAGATGGGCTAAACAAACAAAGCCACACGAAGGCTGTATTGTAGTTTTAAAAAGAGGCTCTTTGTCGTGGCAAGGACATGTTGGGTTCTTTGTAAAGTCTGATTATAAATATGTTTGGGTGTTGGGCGGTAATCAATCTAACACTGTTAGTATAACTAGATTTTTAAAGACTGATATTCTTGATTATAGAACTAGTCTTGATTAATATTTTTAATTCCAAATGGAAGCTCTGATTTTTCAAGAGCTTCTAATCTTTCAACTTCTTGTTTGTGTTTTAAATTTCTTTCTTCAATTGTTTTTATTAAATATTCATACGATCTAAAATAATTATGCTTGTGCTTTCTGGTGTATTTTTGTCTAAACTCTTTGAAGCCAGAGTAATTTTTTTGCAGATAAAGGCTCATGCATTGAGATATGCCAGACTTACGCTCTGCTAGTTCTATAGAATCACCATCATCAAGAAATGATTTCATTCTAGCAAACATAACTTTCAAAACTTTATCTTCTGGCAATGGGGTTCTTTTCATTTAACATCCCCCTCAATAGTTTTAATCATAAGCTCAGCAAGCTCGGGCTCACCACGCCAGGCGCCTTCGTTTTCTGACCAGTAATTACGAATCGAATTGGCCCATTGTTTATTCCACTTACACCAGAATTTTAAATAAGCTTTGTTGGGATGCGTTTTCATCATGCAGATAAGCTGATTGCTTTCTGCCATTGGATCAATGAAGCATGACCATAAGACGTCTAGCCAGAGCCAGAGATCACCAACGAAAGAAGGTTTAAATCCTGCACAAATAAAAAGATGATTCTTGTGGCTTGGTGATAACCAGTCACCATTTTCTGGTTTATAAGTAATAATTCTGTGTAACGTATCTGAGTATTGTGGCATTTGATGTGCTTTAGATAATCCTGCAGCAAATGGAATTAATTGATCTCTAGAATATTTATTTCCGGGTAAATTTTTTTCTTTAGGATGTCTAAATAATTTAATGTTATCAAACTCTTTACTAACGTAATCAAATAGCCCATAATTCATTTTTTTAGGATGATTGAAAACTTGCATAAGACCAGCTAATCGTGCTGAATCCTGACCATCCGTACTTCCAGAATCACAAGGGTAACCGTCTTGCCATCTCATTTCTTAACACTCTTTGATAAACTTTCAAACTGTGGACAAGTGTCTCTAAATACATCTTGCACTCTTGGTATAACCGAACCTGCTCTATAATAATTTATTCTTGGATTTTCCCAGTCAAAACTAGCAACATAGTAACGACCGTCAATTGGAATTGTTACTGTAGCAATAGCATGAGAATCAACAGTCCTTGAGTACATTACACATTCAGGAGTTTCTAATTTTACAAAAGGATTTTTGTACAAGTCTGATAAAGCATGATCAATAGAATCTATCCTAGTGCTTAAAATATTAACTTGCTCCGCTAGTTTGATAAGTTTGTCATCATTGCTACACCCAAATAAAAATAAACTCATTAAAATTAAATATTTCATTTACTCACCTTCTTTCATCAACTCATCATCAGCCTTGAGTGCTTCACGGGCTTCTCTTGCGGTCCAAGGTGAATCAAAACTGCCAGTTACTACTTCGCCTTCATTCCATGAGCAGCAATGATCAACAAACTTCCTCAACCCCTCACGCGACTTTTTGAGCTTGGTGATTTCGTCTTTAAGACCGCAAATAATATCAATGTAATATTGCGCTTGATGAACGGAACTTGGTGAGGGCTTTTGAATCATAATTTTCTTTTCCAACTCCAAATAAGCACGGGCTAAATCTAAAGCATCACTGTTTACTTTAGCTCCAATGCTTGCGAACAAAGCTTCGTTATTAACTATTTTCTCAGCTATTTCACGGGGACTCATCTCATCCCCCATGCTCTTTCAAAGCTTCTTCATTAGTTGATTCTAAAAATTCTTTTGCAGATTTTTTAGCCATATTTATTGGGCCTTTAGAATATCTTTGATATAATCCATTTCCATTGGCTTTATCTATTTGAATTACTATTCCACGAATTACAGATATAGCATCAGCAAGCTTATTCTCCCTCTCGCTCACGGCTTTGATTGCAGCATCCCACGCTTTTCTTCTAATATTTTCTAAATCTCTTTGTAAGAATGAGCCTGATTCATTGTCACACGATTCAACATACTCATTCTTCAATTCTTCTAAACTCTTGCTCATTTTAAACCTTCCAAAAACTTGCGGTATTTTTCTAAAACTAAAAAAGCTTTGGCGCCGTCATCATGATTTGGTCTAAGCTCCAAATAGTGATTTAATACGTCACCCATCTCTTTCATTAATTGAAGCGTGGGCTCGAGTTCTATGGCTTTGATACCTTCGCCTTTTCCTTCAAATCCGTTAACAACTTTAGAGTCAAAAGGTCTTTTATATTGTAAAAAGAATATTCTCGGCTTCACATCTTCACTCATTCTCTACCTCTCAATTTCTCTCATTTTTATAAGTTTAAAATTATAACTTATTGAAATTTCGTTACTTACTAAAACCACAAGTAACGTTTATTATTACTTTCATTACTAAAAAGGCCAGCAGCATGGTCACAATCCAAACACTTGTTTAAATTCACGCTGCCAGCCTTGGGTTAATTAAAATTGATATTCTTCATCATATTCAAATCTATCATTAAACTCTAAATCAGAAAGCTGCTTAACAACTGCCTTTTGCTCAGGAGTCCATTCAGATTGTGGAAAATTTTCGTTAATAGCTTTTACTTTTCTTTCAAGTTCAGCACGCATATATGTATTATTAGCTGAATAAGCTTCAGCACTTTTCTTTTTCTTATATTGTTCAATTGCATGATCAACTAATTTTGCTGCTTTAATTCTTAACGAATTTACTTCTTTTTCATCAATCAATTCATCTGTAGACAAACTTACTTCAAAGTGATTGTAGTCGTATGATCTCATTATTTTAACACTTGCTTTTGTCTTCATAACTTTCTTTCTGCGCTATGCGCGGTTAATTCTATTTGTTAATTTGCGGTATTCTTTGTATTGGCATCCAAAAATCAAAATCATCTTTTTCAAATGGTAGCGATGCCTCATAAGCTTGATCATAGAGCTGATTATCCAATGGATCGTAGCTAGCTAAATAAAACTCAGGAACTGGATTTTTAAAATTTAAATGATTAACCCATATTCCTAATAAAACTAATGTATTGTCTGGCATTGTTTTTATTGATCTCCACTTACTCATTTCAAACCCCTTATCTTTTTATAAGCCAAATACACACCTGATGCTATCAAAGCAGCGATGATCAGAGATCCAACATAGCAAACCAAGAATGTATTTGCTATGATGTCTTGCTGGCGCTCGGTCATAGCGTTAACTCCATTTGATTTTCTTTTATTTCATGACTTTCAATTCGTTTTTTTGCTATCTCAAAATAAGTTTTATCAAGCTCAATACCAATAAATTTACGATTTAGATTTTTAGCCGCGACGCCTGTTGAACCTGAGCCCATTGTGAAATCTAGAACTGTGTCACCTTCGTTAGTGTAGGTTTTAATTAGGTATTCTAAAAGCGCGACTGGTTTTTGAGTTGGGTGAACGGTATTGTTAACTCTTGGAAAGTAGAGTGTGTTTTTTGGACTTACCGTAAGTTCATCCAGTTTTGAAAAGTCAATTATCATATCGGATTTTGATGAATTGTGGTCGCCGGACCTTATTATTCTTACTTCGTTTTTCGACTTTCCATGAAGAACCCTTCGCTTTCCAGAATCATGGCGAGCAACTCTTTGTGGATAGTAGTTTTCTTTCTTTTTCGCGAACACAACAATTTCTTCAGTATATTTCATTGGACGAATTTTCGCACAATTGATATTTGCTGGACGGTTTTTAACCCATACCCAATCGTATTTGTATTGATTTATATTGCTCATTCTCAGCGCAGAGCTAAAAGGCTCGCTACCAAACAAACAAATTGCCGATTTATCTTTCACAACTCGCTTAAGCTCTTTCCACATTGGCTCAAAAGGAATTATCTTATCCCATTTACAAGCCGTCGTGCCGTAGGGAACATCGGCTAGAACAAGGTCAACGGAATTTGATTCAAGTTTTGGCATCTCTGACAAACAGTCGCCTTGAATTAACTGGATCACTTCACTTCCCCCTCAACGCAAGTAAGAATATTAATCTTAACTTGCTGTAAAATTTCGTAGACATTATCTGTGGACATTTCGCAAAGCTTATCAGGGCAATTCACAAGCTCATCATTGAAACATTTTTCGACGATCTGCTTTGTACTCATCATTTTAGACGCTGTAAAGCTCACTGCTGCGCATGATGTGATTGTGATTATTGCTAGGATTGTAACTACTTTCTGCATGGCTTAGCTTTCTTTTTTGCGCGTTTTAGGCCGTTATTAAAAAGAATGTAACCAATATGCGGTAGTGGTTTATTTCTATTTTCAAAATATATATCACTCAAGTGTCCAAGAGTTTCTGACATCTGCGCAATATCAACTTGCTTCTTTTTCTTTTCTCTTTTGCAAAGTTCTATTGCTAATCCTTTAATAGTTTTAATTTGTTTCATCTTTATTTTCCTTTATTTCAATATCTTGTTTCTTTTTTTCTCTTGTTTTTGCTGAGATAAAATCAAAGGCAAACATAGCACCTTCAATAAATTGATTATGTTGTTCTTGATTGTATCCTTTATTTAAGTCTAGATACTTGCCACTTGCCATTAGCTTTAAATTATTTCTATCTATTTCCACAAATCACCTACTTTAGTTCGTTATAAACTTGAGTTAAAATATTTTTAAAACTACTTCTTAAATCTATTCTTGATTTAACATTAGCGTGAATAATTCCTTTATCATTTAAGAGATCAACAGTTACAGACTCACCATCTTGATTTTCAAATAACAAATAAAGAGTTCCTATATTGTTTTTAATTGCTATGTTTTTCTTAGAGAAATGTTTTATTTTTCTGTCGTGTATCATTTATTTTCCTTTCTATGATCAGCTAAGAATTGAAGAATTAAATCAAATTCTTTATTATTTAATTCACCTAATCTTATTTTCTTTGTTAAATTATAAATTGTACTTAAAATCTCTTCTTTTGTGTGGCCAAATTTATATCCAGTTTGCATCAAGAAATCAGCTTGTTCTCTGGATATTGTAATATCTTCTTTCTTTGGAAATCTTTCAGGCTCTTGTGGCTGTGGATTAATCTGTGGATCTTGTGGATTAGACTCATTTGTAAGTGGATTAGTGTTTTCTACTGGTGTCTCTTTGGCTTTATCCTTACCTTTTTTTAAAGACTTTTTTACTTCTGGAATAACATCTATCTTAGGCTCAGCTTGCTCTTGTTTAACTTCTGGTTTTTTATCATCAACAACTTTAGATCCAGACTCAAGCCAAGCTTTCAATGTTTTTCCAGTTTCTTCAGTTACTTGAAAAATCTTATCAACAAATAAACCAGTACGATCCTTAGATGTTTCAGCCTCATGGTTGATAGCAATATCAAATACGGTGGTAAGCTCATACTCAAAGCCATCACGCTGAATGGGGGCAAGTCCTACCTTTTGAATCTTAGTCTTTCCGTTCTCACTTACTTGAACATGTTCTTGTTTAGATCTCATTGTAACAATAAGATGAGCAGGACAGTTAATTAAAGCAGCTATGAACTTTTCTTGCATTGGTGTCATCTTTGCCCAGTTAGCAAAGGAGTTGCCGCCACGAGCGTCTAGCTTTTCTTTAATATTTAAAATACCGCCCTCACCAGCCCATGCGTGAGAGATTGAATCCATAATGATGATTTGATATCCCTCATTTACAGCAGCAGTCATAGCCTCAATATAGCGATCAGGACTATATGGTGGAGTAAGCTCTAAGACATCAAATTCAAATCTATCTGCATAAAGGCTAGCAGATCCTTTTTCGGTATCAATAACAGCTATCTTTCCCCCAAACCCTTTAGCAAGCCTTAAAGCACTAAAGGTCTTTCCGCTGCCAGAAGGTCCAGTGATACCAAGCCTAAGCCTAGCTTGTTTCTTTTCAGCCTTTTTAAATAAGCTCATAAAACATCCTTAAAATAAAAAGCCCCAAGCGCGACAGATTATTGGGATAGAACTATCAACACGAGGGGCCAGTAATTTGAATTTTAATATTATTTCCCAATAACGAAGACAGGTTTAAGATGAGTATTTTATCAATGCAAGAATTAAATTAAGTCTTGTCTATGTGAGCCAATGTAAAAATTACACTATATCTAGTAATGAATTTTTTACTCAACGCTTAAAAAGAGAAAAGCCTTGAAACTTTCGTTAGCAAGGCTTCTAATTGTGGTTACGACATACAATTGAATTCAGGCTAGTTAATCTAAACCAGAAAATCAATTAAAATCGTCATGGGGGCAAGCTTTAGTGTCCTACAGTGTTATTTTCTATTAACAGAAATAAATAACATGGTCTCTTGGAGACTCCCCGAAAGGGTAGCATAGTTTTAGTGAGTTAATTCAGCTAAGACATAAAGCAGGGCTATACATTTGTCTAATGGGGGACAAGTATTTAACTAAGACGCCACTTCGGGGATTACGCGGGACGGCCTCGGACAGGACTCAACAACGGGTTTGGCTGTTCTTAGTATTGAAATTGGAAGGTTGTTTACCTAAATACAACTATAGAGATTTCATAAATAGGGTTGATTCCATATTAATAGTTTTCTTTTTTTGAGTGCTTAAATGCAGTCTTATTAAGGGATACTTTGCTTTCAAGAGGACAAGAAATGAACAAGATTGAATTAATAATTGATGGTAAAAAAATATTAAAAGCAATTACTTTTAGAAAACAAAAAGAATTTAGAAGAAAGGCTATGTTAAATAGAACTAATAGCGAATTAAAAGCACAAGAAATTATAGAAAAATACTTTAAAATAAATAAACAATTTAGTGTTGAGTTTTGGTTTCAATTTAGAAGATTTGATTTTTTTTTTCCTTTAATAAGGACAGTAATTGAAATTGATGGTGGTTATCATTCAACAGAAAAACAAGAAAAGTATGATAAAATTACAGATGAATATTTAAAATCTAAACATAAAATAAAAGTTATAAGAATTTTAAATGATGAGATTGATTCAAAATTAGAAAACATTTGCAAAGAACTTTTAAAAGAAATTTTAATTAAAGAATCAAATAAGGCTTTAGATAAAAAAAATAAAAAAACACACATAAAAAAACAATCAAAGAAAACTATAAGTAAACAAAAAAAATATAATAATATTTATTATAAAATTATTAAGTATAAAGAGACAAAAGAAAAAGAAATAAAGCCAAAAGTTATTTTAAGAAAAGCTAATTGTAATTTATAAATAAATCTTAACAAGTAATAATTAGTGTATAAAAAAAATACAGCAGTTATCAAGATTCTTTAACAATTATATTGATTATTAAATCGAAATTAATAGTAAATTGACAACACATAGTTATGATTTTTGATATGATTATTGTAAGAGGTAATTATGAAATACAAAATACAAGATGTTAAGTTTAAAGAAATACAGTGTACTTGTGGGGCTCACCTTAAAGAAGAAGGTAAAGACGTTACTAGAAAAATTAATAAGTTTACAGATGAGAATGGTTTACATGTAATTGGTAAGAAAGCGGCTATTTGTTTTGATTGTAACTATTGTGATTCAACATTGTATCAAGTTTATAAATTAGAAAGTGAGTTTTAATATGAGACAAGATAAATTAATTACTATTTTAATTATTACTTTATTAGCTTTATTTTGTGTGAATGCTAATGCTCAGGAAAAGAAACTATCTTTACTTGGGGTAACATTTCATGGCTTTGAAGTGTCTAAGAAGTCTGCTGAAACTATGACTAATAAACTAACTAATAATGGTTTTATTGCTTTAAATCCTCAAATTAATGTTAGCTTTTATGAAGAACAAAAAATATCTAATGTTAGCTTTGTAATAGATTGTTATGCCCATCCTGCTATGTATTTAGGTAAGGGGAAAATCTATCAAGTGGAAGAAAATTTAAAGCTTGGATACATGTTTGGATTATATATCAGACAATATCCTGGTGATGGGGAAATTGATTTTATGGTTTATGGAAATTATCAATTCATACCTAGCCCTAGCCTTTTGGCTGAGTATTCTTTAAATAAAAGACTTAGCATTAGAGTTAATTCTAATCTTGTGATTAATTTTGTTGATTTAGCTTTTTCATTTTAATATCTTTTAATTACATAAATGTTCCTTTTGTTTGTTGTTAGGGTTTGAGAGGTTTTTAATCTGTTACACCACGGGTTAAAAACCTCTTTTTTTTCTTGATTCAATTTCAATGCTCTGTTCTCATTGTCTTATGTTTAGTTTATATAAATACCCCCTGCCCCCATCAAGTAATGAACTTTACGCCTCTGTAAGGGGTAGATTAATTAAAACAAAGATAGCTAGACTTTATGATTACGAAGTTCAAAATTATTATTTAAATAACATAAACATGTTTAATGATTTAAGACTGTTTGTTAAAGACAGCTTAATTAGTGTTGATTGTGTTTTTATTTTTCATAAAAAAAGAATAATCTCAAAAGAAAATAAAGTTAAAAAGTTAGATGCTTCTAATAGATTAAAGATTTGTCATGATACTTTAGCAAAGATTTTAGATATTGATGATAAGCAAATTGTCAGAGGATCTTTTGAAAAAGCTACTTGTGACAATGAGAATGATGAAAGAGTTATCATTCATATAAACAAATGCAACAGCATTAAATCATACCAAGGAAAAGGCGTATTGAATGAGACATGCACCACAAGCTAGTCAAGGCTATAAATTATCTAAGATATTACAATGGGCATATGATCTAGAAATAGATGTGGAGTTCACAGCAACAGAAACGTTAAATGCTGTTCATAAAAGATTACCTAGACTTACCTTTAGAAAAGGAAGCAAGTCTATATCACATGTGTTTAATAATCTTGCTGATAGTGAAGAGATAGAATATTTTGCAAATCAAGCGGCAATAAAACTTTTAGTTAAGGATTTAGAGCTATGAATATAGGTATAGTTGGGGTAGGTGTCGTAGGTGGTACTTTAAAAGATTGGCTAGAAGTAAATACTTTTCATAAAGTAAGGTGTTATGATCCAGGTAAAGGCATGTATGAAGATTTAAATGGCTGTGATGCTATCTTTATTTCTGTGCCAGTTGAGGCCACAATGTACGGACAAGACTCTAAAGTTTTGTTGGAGTCCGTAGTTAAGGCTAAAAAGATTACTAATAAAGTATTTATTAGATCGACAGTGCTACCAGGAACAAATGACTCTCTAGGAACTATTTCAATGCCTGAGTATTTAACAGAGCGCAGAGCCTATGATGACTTTGATAGACTTCCTTTGATCTTTGGAACTGTCGATGAATCTTTTGTTAAAGAAATATTCCCAACTAAACAGATTATTATTGTTAAAAACGTAGAGGCAGAACTTGCGAAATATACTCATAACTGCTTTGGGGCTTTTAAAGTAACTTATTTTAACATGATTAAAAAGTTATGTGATGCTAAAGGGGCAGACTTTGAGAAAGTAAAAGAAGCAGCTAATGTGACTGGATTCTTAGGTAAAGAGCATATGAGTGTTCCTGGTCCTGATTTTAAATATGGATTCGGTGGCAAATGCTTTCCAACTAATATGGAGTCTATGGAAATGCATTTGAGAGTTATTAATGATAATAAGTCTTTAGATCAAGACTTTAATCTAGAAGCGGAATTATTTTCTTTAATTAGGAAATTGAATTTTAAATACAGAGGATCTCATAAATGAATATTCTAGTCACTGGATGCATGGGCTTTATTGCCTCAAATACTATTCCAAAATTACTTAATCAAGGCCATTGTGTTTTAGGTCTAGATAATTTATCAAAACCATCATTACATCCTACAGATAGAATGAAAAAAGAATCTAGTGATAATTGGAAGAACTTTTCTTTTCATAAAGTTGATATTAATCATCTTGATCAAGTAATGAACGCTATTGCTGCGTGGGGAAATAAAGTAGATGTCATCATTCACTTAGCTGCTGTAGGATCCGTCCCTCTTAGTTTCATTTCCCCACAAAAAACTCTTTTAACTAACATCATTGGCTTTACAAACATCTATCAGCTTACAAATATTTTAGAGGTTAAGAATTTTATCTATGCTTCAAGCTCAAGCGTATATGGTGATTCTGATTTAGTTGTGAGGACTGAACATCAATTGGGAATGCCACTTAGTCCTTATGCTATGTCAAAACAATGTAATGAAATGCTAGTTCATTTATTAAGACAAACAGGAGTTAAGGCTATAGGATTAAGATTTTTTAATGTTTATGGACCAGGCCAAAGTCTTAACGGGAACTATACACCAGTGATCCCAAGGTTTATTCTTGATGAAGAGCCAGAGGTCTATGGTGACGGAGAAACAACAAGGGACTTTACTTATGTCGAGGATGTTGCTGATTCTATCTTGCTATCTATTGATGGCCCTGCTGGTATTTACAATGTTGGAGCTGGTAATAGTATAAGTTTAAACGTGTTGCTAACATATCTTGGCAAGCTTGATAAGGCTAAATACCTACCTTCAAGAATAGGTGATGTTAAGCACTCTAGGGCTAATACTGAGCTTGCAAGAAAGATGCTAGGATTTAAGGCTAAGGTTGGGATCAATGCTGGACTTGAAAAGACTAAAGAATTTTATGAGAAAAATTTGAATTATATATAAATGTTTTGGATGAAGCCTAGATGCAACATAATATTAATTATGTTTAGAAAGGTACTTAAGACAATAATGGGATATGAATTAAAGGGAAGAGATTGCTTCAAACCCTTAGTAGTATCAGCGCAACGGTCGCATGTTGCCATCCAAATTGTGTAACAATAAAATAACGCGACATAATACACGAAACTAACGCGATGAGTAACTATGGCAAATGGAAGGAAAACAGGAGGAAAGAACTTTCAACCAGGCAATAAGCTTGGAAAGGGAAGGCCTAAACTTTCTGATGAATACAGAGACATCAAGACTTTAGATAAAGATATCTTTAAAAAAACGATATCAAAATATCTAGACATGGATGTTGAAAATCTTAAAGAATTCCTAGAGCAAGTTAAAACTCAGAAAGTAAAAGTATTCGACGCTTATATCGCTGCCATGATCGCTAAAGGAATGCAGACTCAAGACATTAGTATTATGGAATGGCTAGCTACAAGGTCAGTTGGTAAAGTAAAAGATGAAGTTGATCATAACATCACTAATAATGTTCACATGGATATTTTAAATTATATTAAGAATCAACAAGCTAAACTAAAGGAATAGTTATGAATTTAGATAAAGTTATACAGATTAAATGCGAAGCTAAAAGTTATTATCAACTTGATGAGCTTAACCATTTTCAAGGAAAGCTTAAATCAATAGATAAAGATAGATTTGATAAACTAAAGAAATCTTTAATAAGCGATGGCCTTCCAATTGGTTTTCACGTTTGGATTGATAAAAAAAATAAAGTATGGACTATTGATGGCCATCACAGAGTATTAGCTTTAAAAGCATTGAGAGAAGATGGCTATGATATTCCAAGCTTACCATGCGTTATTGTTCAAGCTAAGGACAAGAAAGAAGCTGCTAAGGCTGTATTAATAAATAACTCTAAATACGCAAAAGTTAGTCAAGAGTCTCTATCTGATTTCATGATTGATTTTGAGTTACAAATGCCAGAGTTAGACAATCTAGATATTCCAGAGCTTCTTAACTTCGCTCCTGAATTAGAAGATGCTGATTTTAATCCTTCCGAAAGCGTTGAATCTGATAAAAAACACAAGGTTTGCCCTCATTGTGGTGAAGAGTTATGAAGTTAAAAGCAGGTGGTGGTAAAAAATATGGTATTCCTTATCAAGGCTCTAAGGGAAAGATCATTGATCAAATAGCAAAGTTCTTTCCAAATGCAGATCATTTTTATGATTTATTTGGTGGTGGTTTTTCTGTAAGCCATTACATGATAGAAAATAGATATAAATCATATAAGCACTTTCATTATAACGAAATAAGACCAGGACTTTGTGAGTTAATTAAAGATTCAATTGATGGAAAGTATAATTACAGTGTGTTTAAACCAGAGTGGATCTCTAGAGAAAAATTTCTTAAAGAAAAAGAATCTAACGCCTATATTAAAATAATATGGTCTTTTGGAAACAATGGAGACGGCTATTTATTTGGAAAAGATATTGAAGAAGAAAAAAGAAGTATGCATCAAGCTGTTGTATTTGATGAGTTTAATGATTGGTTTATTAAAACATTTAAAATAAATAAATGGCCACCATTTTTAAATATCACAGGTAAAAGACTATATTTAAAAGCGTTGATTAGAAATATGGGACGAGTCGATCTACAGCAACTACAGCAACTACAGCAACTAGAGCGACTACAGCAACTACAGCAACTAGAGCGACTACAGCAACTACAGCGACTAGAGCGACTAGAGCGACTAGAGCTTACTAATTTGTCTTATGAAAAAGTTAATATAGAAAAGTTATCTGTAATTTATTGTGATATTCCATACTATGGAACTGCTGATTATGGAAACACATTCAATCATAAAATATTTTTTGATTGGGCGAATAAACAAGAAAATCCTGTTTTTATATCAGAGTATGAAATTAAAGACGAAAGGTTTTATTTGCTAAAAGAATTTGTTCACAGATCGACATTTTCTTCTGGTGGATCTAAAAACATTCCTGTCAAAGAAAGATTATATGGTAACAAAATTGCTTATGATATAATTAAAAAATTTAGATCAAAAGTAAATGAATGATATTAAACAATTACTCGAAAATTGTCTTGATCCATATTGGCGGGTAACAAACCTTTATTCTATCATTGATAAAGAGTCTAACAAAATACCATTCAGAGAAAATGTAGTTCAAAAAAGAATCAATCAATCTAAATCATTTAGAAAAATGATTCTAAAAGCCCGTCAACAAGGTGTTTCTACAAACGAGCTAATCAAGCTTCTAGACTGGGTTATGTTTAATGAAAATGCTACTGCTGCAATCATAGCCCACAAAGAAGATGCAATTGCTAAGCTATTCAGAATACCAAGACTTGCATACGATCTACTTCCAGATCAACTAAAGCCAGAACTAGACAGGGGTGGTGGATCTAAATATGAAATGTACTTCCCACAAATAAACTCTAGAATCTATTGTGACCTAGAAGTAAGGGGTGGAACCGTAGGTCGTTTACATGTATCTGAAGCCGCATTCATGAAAGATTCTGCTAAACTTAAAGCAACACTTCAAGCAGTTCCCATAACTACTGGCCAAGTAACAATAGAAACTACCCCCAATGGTATTGCTAATTATTTCTATGATATGTGGACAGACATGGATTCAGTTTATGAAAAGATGTTCTTTCCTTGGTATATCTTTCCAGAGTATCAATTGCCAATACATAAACCACTAGATATTACTGAAGAAGAAACAGCACTTATAGATAAAGCAAAAAAGCTATACAACATCGATGTGACTCATGAGCAGATTGCCTACAGAAGATTTAAAAAATCAGAGATGAGAAAATCTAGCTTTGATAAAACTGTAGTAAGCTTTGAACAAGAATACCCAGAAGATGACAAGACTTGTTTCTTAACTAGCGGTGATGCGGTCATTGACTTAATGAAAATCCAAGAACTAATTGCTAATTCTTTTGATCCAATTAGAAAAGTAAATGGAATTAAAATCTATAAAGAGCCAATCAAAAATAGAGTTTATATCATTGCAGCCGATCCAGCAGAGGGGGTAAGTAAAGACTTTAGTGCTGCTGTTGTCCTAGATATTGAATCACTTGAAATAGTAGCTGTGTTTCATGGCCAACTTAAACCCTCCGACTTTGCTGAAAAGCTTGTTGAAATGTCAGAGATATATAAATCACCATCTCTATATCCCCCAGTGATTGCAGTAGAAAGAAATAATCACGGCCATGCTGTGCTTTTAAAACTAGACCTTTTATCTTACCCCAACATTTACAATTACGAAAAAGACAATCGACCTGGATTTAGGTCCGATAGTATTTCAAGGCCTCTAATGATAGACAAGTTTATAGATGCCTTAGAGCTAGATTACTTAAAGATCTATGATAAGGACATACTATCCGAATGCTTGACTTTAATTGATAACAACGGAAAGATAGAAGCTGCATCAGGTAAACATGACGATCTTATCATAGCTTGTTCTATAGCACTGCAAGTCAAACCTGATACAAGCATCTTCCATAAAGACATAGACGATATCATTAAACTTTAAAAAGGATTTTAAATGCCAGACTCAAGCAATGGCCAAGACATGCTTTTATCATCAACACAAAGAAACCAAGTAGATCAATTATATGCAAATATGATCGAACAAACTTATTTTAAATCTCCTTATGTTGCCGATAGTTACAAGACTCCTTACAATCCAGACGACCTTTATCAAAAGAAATTTGATTATTCTATATATGAAAGCATGCTTGTAGACGATCAAGTTTCAGTATGTATGCGCCTTAAAAAAGATCTTATCTTAGGTGATGGGGCTAACATCTTATCTCAAGACGAAGAGCAAGAAGAAATCATAGAAGACATTAAGCAAGCTCTATTTGAAGATTACGAAGGTAATTTTGTCGATGACCTAGAAGAATTACTAACATCATATGATTTTGGATTTAGCATATCTGAGAAAATCTTTAAAATAAGAGAAAATAGTAAGCTTGGTATTAAATCACTTAAAACAAGACATCCTAACTCTTGGCTTATTTATCAAGATGATTATGGTAACATCACTAAGTTTGAACAAAAGACTAATCATGGTTCAATTGATGTAGATAGAAACTCTTTAATTCACATCATTAATGATAAGAGATTTCAAAATCCTTATGGCACTAGCGATCTAAGATCTGCTTATAATGCTTGGATTGCAAAGCTTCATGTAACTAGATTTTTTTCTATCTATTTAGAAAAAGCAGCAAGCCCTATTCCAGTTGGAAAATATGATAAGAATTCGCCAAGTGGATTCTCAGAAAAGCTTTTAAATGTACTTAAAACATTTCAAACAAAGACTGCTATTTCAGTTTCTAAAGATGTTGAGATTGAGTTTCTAGAAGCTAAAACCAATGGAGAAGCTTACCATAAAGCCATTCATTTATTTAATATGATCATTGGAAGATCTCTTTTTGTTCCTGATTTAGTTGGTTTTACTGGATCAGAGACGGGCGGTGGATCACTAGCCCTTGGTAAAGAACAAATGAATCTTTTCTTTATGCACATATATAGAAGAAGAAACTCTCTAGAAGATGTGATTAATAAAGAGATCATCAAACCTATTATTAACTACAACTTTGGATTTGTCGAAAATCCCCCTAAGTTTAAATTTAAACCATTTGATGAATCTCAAGCTGTAGAACTTGCTAAAATATGGTTAGAGGCAGTTAAAGGAAATGCTTATCAGCCAAACGAAGAAGAGATTAATCATTTTAGAAAGCTTGTTAAATTCCCAGAAGGTGATGTTGAATTTAAGCAACCAGTTCCAAGCTTTCCACCTAACAATGTTACACAGGACAAAATGAATGAAGAAATGCCACAAGAAGATGACAAAAAAGAAAATAAGCCAGATCCAGAAGAAGAAAAAAAGGAATTCGCCAAAGCGTATGACCAGACGCCTGGTGACTACCATAAAAAAGTAAACTTCAAGGCTATGAAAACTAAGCTTGATGACTACGACAAAAGTCTAATGAATGAGACCGAGCCTATCGTTAGAAAAATGATTATGGATTTGAAAGAAAAAAAAAAAAAAAAGAAGATCATTCAAAATCAAAATGTAGATAAAATCGATGGCCTATCATTAAAATATAAGAAAGAACTTAAACAAGTTTTCAAGAATAGCTTTCAGCAACTTTACAGAGATTCACAGGTTCAAGCTAAAACAGAAGTGACAAAATCTAATTTCGCTAAGCCACTTGAAGAAGATAAGTGGCTAGAGGTTATTGATAAAGAGGTATTTAACTTTATCGGCGACTATGAGTATTCTATTTTAAAGAACACGCGTGTAGAGCTAATTGCGGCGATCAAGGACGGTCGCCCCCTTAGCTCGGTTTTAGGTATATTAGACGATAAATTAAACGAACTATCAGAGGTTCAATTAGAAAGATACGCTAGGACTAAGCATACTGAAGTAATGAACAATGCTAGACATGATTATTTTGAATCTACTGGGGTAGTAACTGGATATCAGTACAGCGCAATCATGGATGATAGAACGTCTGAGATATGCTCTGGCCTTCATGGTAAGTTCTTTAAGTCTGGGACTGAACCAATACCCCCAATGCATTTTAATTGTCGCAGCACGTTAATACCTATAACAAAGTATGAAGAATTCAAACCTACTGAATCAATTAGTGGAGAAGATCCACAGAAGTTTATTGAAGCAAATATAGGAACTGGTTTTTCAAAATATACGAATGAATCAGAAAACAAAACTATAGTTAAACAAAAACAACCTTCTATCGATGATGATGGCGTAGAAATAGAATCAACATATAAAGACAACTGTGAAACAATAAAATATTCTTTAAATGGAATTGTTTTTCAAGAAACAAATATTGTTTATGAAGATGATAAAAGAGATAAAATTAAATCTTTAAAGCATAAGAAAATTAACAATGAATAGCATATTAAAATTTAACCCCATCACTAAAAAACTTGAACCATCTTCTATAAAAGAAAAGATGATAAAAGGTGATCAAGGACCTCAAGGAGAAAAGGGAGAACGCGGAGAAAAGGGAGAAAAAGGTGATGAGGGTGATAAGGGAGAGCGTGGCGAAACTGGACCAGTAGGACCACAAGGAATTCCTGGAGTTGTTGGCCAACAAGGACCAGCTGGTAAAGACGGACAAAATGGAAAAGACGGTCAATCAATAATTGGACCACAAGGAATTCCTGGAAAAGATGGAAGCTTTATTCATTTATTAATTAACGGACCAACAGATAATATAGGGAAAAATGATGATTGGTGCTTCACTCATATGGGAGAGATTTATTATAAAAAAAATAATAAATGGAATTTATATAGATCTTTTGGTGGTGGACAATCTAGAGTTAGAAAATTGCAGGACATTGGTAATGTTAAAATATCGAACCTATTGCCTAATGATGTTTTAGTATGGAATGGTGTTAATTGGGAGAATAGTCAAGTGGCTGGAAATAGTAATGATTACAAACAGCATGTAGATGTCGTTAGTGATTCAATAACTTATATTGGATTGGCCGAGGCAGGATCACCATCAAGCTCAGCTGTTTGGAAAATAAAAAAAATAATAACTACTGGGCAAGATATTGAAATTATATGGGCAGATGGAAATACTAATTTCGATAATGTTTGGAATGACAGAGAAAGTTTAACATATTCTTAGGGGGAATTAATGAGTTTTAGTAATACAGCAGAAACAGCAGTATTAAATCAGGTTTTTGTAGGAACGGCTTTGCCATGGAATGCTAATACAGATCTTTGGATTGCGCTTCATACAGCAGATCCAGGAGAAGCAGGAACGGCAATAACAAGTGAGGCAGCATATCCAAGTTACGCAAGGGTAACATTAACAAGAGCTAGTGATTTTACGGTCTCAGGAAATCAGGTATCTAATGCAAATTTAGAGCAATTTCCACAAGCCTCAGGAGCAACAACAGAAGTAATTACATATGCTTCTATTGTTACATCAGCATCAGGCGCAGGAACTATCATTGCTAGAGCCGCTCTTTCTAGTTCAATTACAATGGCTAATGGTGTTCAGCCTCAGTTTGCAGCTAACGCATTATCATTCACATTGGATTAATTTGATGGCATTAAGTGGATTATTTATTTTAGGAAACTCTATTGAAACTGATGGTAAATATCACTATCAGCAAATCTATAAGCCAACTGTTCCTGCGCACGCAATAGCTGGATATTTTGTAGATTTAAATCAATCATCTGGTATTCCTAAATATAATCCTTTTGCTGGATCAGAGTTAACAGCTACGCCTCTTATTGGTGCTGGAAATGGTGGAATATATCCAGGTAACTTTGTTTCTGGATCATCTAAGCATCTACTTAGGTGGCAAATGGTAAGCATTGCTGCAAGTATTCCAAATTACATTTATTTAAATGATTACTTAATGTTTTATCCACTTATTGATTGTGACAATGTTGATCAGCAAATTATGGTTAATACTGAAACATTGCCAAGATATGCAACAGGTGAAGGGGTTAGAATTGTTTTAATTGTCACTGCTCCAATGGCCATAACAGCATCGGTCACAATTACTTATACAAATAGCGATGGTGTTTCTGGAAGAACATCTACAGCAAATGTAATTCCAGGGCTTGCAATTGGAGTATGCGCAACTGCTGGTGGCGGTACTGCTGGTGGCGCGACAACTACATCACCTTTCTGGCCACTAGACAGTGGTGACAAAGGTGTTCGATCAATCGAGTCTATTACTTTCGGGGCTGGTGCGGGTGGTTTTATGTGTGCTGTTCTGGTTAAACCAATAGCCCAAATAACTACTCTAGAAACAAACGTGCCAGTAGAAAAAATGTACGGTTTTGAAAATCAAATGCCACCAGAAATTAAAGAAGGGGCTTACTTAAACTTATTAATACAAAATGGATCTGCCACGACTGGAAACTTTCGGGGGGAAATGATCTTTATAAATAGCTAGGAGATATATGGGATTTACAAGCATAGATGACATGGTAGCTGAAATAACAGCTGGTAAATTTAATAGAGCAGATTGGAATAAAATCACAGGCGCAGCGGCATACACAGCTGGTAGATGGTACGACATGAGTGCTCTTGGTGGTACACCTATAGCAAATGCATGGGCTGGGACGTCTTTGACGTGGACTACTTGCACAGAAACTACAGGAAACGGAACTCAGATTTTTGGAATACCTAATGGCGGAAACGTATCTACAGACACAAAACATTTATTAAACGCAGCTGCCATTACAGCTGTAGCAACTGGTGTACCTGCTCAGCTTATGCTTGTTGATATGCAAGGTTACTACCCTGGTATTAATATGAACGTAGCAACTTCACAGACTCTACTTGGAACGCCAACTTTAAGATACACCAATGGAGTTGGCATTAGAGCAGCTTTAGTTGTCGTTACAACAACAGGGGTCACAGCGCATAATATTTCAATGACATATACAAACAGCGCAGGAACAGGATCTAGAACTTTACCTGTCACTGTTGCGGGGACGGCATCTGCAATAACCCCACATATAACACACGCAGGAACAGCCGCTAACAACTATGGACCATTTTTACCATTAGCTAGTGGTGATGTTGGCATTCAATCTGTTCAATCTATTCAATTGTCTGCAGCATCGGGAGCAGGAACAGCTGCGCTAGTTCTTTATAAACCACTTATGACTATTCCTTTAACGACCGCGACGGTTGCAAGCGAAAGAGACTTTGTAAATCAAATTCCTTCATTGCCTCAAATTAAAGACGGGGCTTGTTTAACATGGTTGTTATTTACTGGTGCAGCTGTGGCAGCATCAACAAATTTTTATGGTTCTTTAGAAATGGGATGGGGATAATTAATGTCATTAAAGCGTAACGGACGAGAAGTCTTTTTTAATAATCCTGGTGCATATATTGGAACTCAATCTAAGCAATCAGGTAATTTTATTAAAGGTGGGCTTCGTAATAGAAACATTGGTGGCTTTAATCAAAGATTTAGTGCTTATGGAAACGGTTCGCTTGCTCCAAACGCTTACATACTACCAAACAAATCTGGATCAATATCTTCTTACACAAGATCAATATCATTCATAACTGCTAATAGTTCTAATTTAGTTCCTTCGATGCCAATGAATGCTACTGGATCAATGGTACTTTCAATCAACTCATCACAATTAGATCAGATACTACAAATAGCCGCTAATGGAGTGTTAGCGTTAACTGGAAGCGCATCGCTTGCAGCTGCTGTATCTGCTGCTGCCTCTGCTTCATTTGTAATGTCTGGAAGTGCGCAGCTTGGTGGAATAATTCCTATATACGCAAATTCTTCTATGAGCTTTACAGCTAATACTATTTTAACAGCATTAGCTTTTATGGAAGCCTCTGCTGGTGGCCCAACGCCACTTTCACCAGAGGGATTGGCAAATGCAATATTAGACGCATTACTAGCAGATCATACCGATGCAGGAAGTGTTGGTGAGGCGTTAAATAATATTGGTGCTTCTGGAAATCCGTGGAGTTCAGATCTTAGCACAAATAATAATGATGGAACTTTTGGTAAAAGAATTCAGGAACTATTAACTAAAATTGATTATTTAGGACTAAAATAAAGGAGATTGTAAAATGGATTTTACATTAACCGAAGCAGTAATTTATGGAACTATTATTATTCTCATAGTCTATGACATCTTTATCTTACTAGACAAAGGTGTAGATCAAACAATCAGCTCAGTATTATTAAAACTTGGCCAAAAATATCCCATAATCCCATTCGGAATAGGTGTAGTTTTTGGCCATATATTTTGGCCCAATATTTAAGGAGGATTCATGCCAGACAAAAATTTAAATGAAACAAAATCAATAAAAGGAATTGAGATTTTCTCTGCTGGGAAATGGAATGGTGATGAGTACACAGTCGAAGACCTTCAAGAAATGGTTAACGCTTTTGAAGAAAATAAAAACGGAGCTAGACCTTATATTAAACTAGGTCATGATCCAAAACAAAAGCTATTGCAAGAAGATGGGCTTCCTGCTGCTGGGTGGATAGACAAGATCTACATCCAGGGAAACAAATTAATTGCAGATGTAGTTGACATTCCTAGTAAGATATATGCTTTAATAAAGGCAAGAGCATATAGAAAAGTATCTTCAGAGATCTTCTGGAATATTAAAATAGGCGAAAAAACATATAAAAGAATGCTGTCAGCAGTAGCTCTTCTAGGATCTGATACCCCAGGGGTAATGAATCTAAACGACATCCTAGCAATGTATAATCTTAAAGAAACGTATGAAAAAATAGGACAAGGGGAAACTCTTGATCTTAAATGTTTTGATTTAGACATAGAAACTAAAAAGGAGTTTAACGATATGCCTACAGAAAAAGAATTAGAATTAGAAAAGCAGTTAGCAGAACAAAAAGCTAAAGCAGAAATTCTAGAACAAGAGAAAAAAGATTTCTCTTTAAAATTAGAAAAAGAAAAAGAAGAGCTAGAAACTCTTAAGAAATTTAAAGCTGAAGCCGAAGCTGAAAAAGCTAAACTTCAAGCAGAAAAAGAAGAAGCTGAAAAAGAAGCTTTCTTCACTAAACTACAAGCTGACAAGCTTGCTAGCCCAGCAATGAAAGAGCATGTCATGGAACTATTAGGACCAGACAAAAAAGAATACACAGCTGGAAAATTAAATAAACAAGAAACAATTGCAGAAATGCTTAAGCTTTTCAGCGCAGCTAAAGAAGTTAATTTCGCTAACAATTCTTCTGTAGGTGACAAAGGAAGCAAAGATTATGCAGCTGATATGGACAAAAAAGCGAAGGCTTATATGGAAGAAAATAAGTGTTCTTATTCTCAAGCTATGAAAGCCATCATGAAAGATAAACAAAAATAAGAAAGGGGACTAAATGTCACACATTGCACCAATTTCAATGAAAGTTAATGCAACAATTGCTGCTTACAGAATTGTAACTGCTTTAACTGGGACAGCTAACACAGTAAAAGTTCCTGCTTCTGCTTCTGAGTTGCCTTTCGGTATTACTCAAGACACTGTTCTTGATACCGTTAACGCAATTCCAGTTGCCTTTGCTGGAATTTCAAAACTTTATTTCAATGATACAGTAACTTCAGGATCATATGTTGCTTCTAACAACGCAGGACAAGGAGTTCCGCATGTTAACGCAACAGCAGGTTCTTTTGTTATCGGTACATTGATTGGACCAACAGTCGCAGCAACAGGGACGATTGCTGACGTATTAATTAACCCACATTTCAAATCAATTCCATAATTGACTGAAATAAAGAAGGAGTAAAAACAATGCCTTTAAAGTCACAATTACACGTTAATCAACTTCTCTCTAATGTTTCAGTTCAATATAAGAATTCTGAGTACATTTGGGACAAAGTGTTTCCACAAATTCCTGTCATGAAAGACACTGATTATTACAGAGTCTATGACAGAGCATTCAAGGTGCCTGAAACTAAAAGAGCGCCTAAGGGTGTTGCTAGAGAATTTACTTTTGAATTTTCTTTAGCATCATACGCATTAGAGCAGCATGCTCTAAAAGATTATGTTGGCGTAGACGAAGAAGAAAACAACGACCAAGGATCTCTTGAGGTTGACACTGTTGAATCATTAACAGATGCAATCTATAGAAGAATTGAATTGTCTGTTGCTTCTTTATTCACAACTACAAACTGGTCTTTAAACGTGTCTTTAGCTGCTGCAAACGTATGGTCTTCAAATACAACAGTTTCGGATCCTATCCCTGTTTTTGATACTGGTATGACTACTGTAATCAATAACTCTGGTAAGACTCCAAACTTTGCTATCTTGCCAAGAGACGGTTATGTAGCAATGAAGAATCACGTTTCAGTTCTTGACCGTGTTAAATATACTTCTAGCGAAGTTTCTCAAGCAATGCTTCAAGGATTAATTGGAGTTCAAGAGTTACTAGTTCCTACAGCGGTACAAGATACAGCTGCAGACGGGTTAGCAGCTTCTATCTCTCCATTTTTCTCTGACTTTGCATTCTTAGGATGGAAGCCTGCAGGTGGTGGCGGTATTAAAACCCCTTCTTGTGGTTACACGTTCTTAAGATCTACTCCTAGAGTAAGATCATGGAAAGACGAAGAAAGAAATGCTACTGCGATTGAAGTAGAGATTAAATACCAACCTAAAGTTGTTGCATCATTGACAGGTTATTTAATCAACAACACAATCTAGTAGGATATATTGTTTTAATATAATCTTGGCTGGCCAGTCTGCCTGGGGGGTTCGATTGGTCAGCCAAACTTTAACCCCCCATATATTAAAGAGGTCCCCATGGAAGATAAAGCAACTACCTTTGCAGAAGCAAAGGGCACAGAAGCAAATCAACACGCTAAAAAACTAGCGCAAGCCAAAGCTAAAAAGAAAAAATCAAAATATGAATCTTATTTTACTACTAAAGGTGATAAGGTTATTAAATTTACTGTAAAGCCTAATGGTGTTTACAATGAATATGTAGGAAAGCTTGGCACTAAAAAAGCTGAATCAACTTATTTAAAAGAACAGATTAAAGTCTGGTCAAAAGAGAATTTATTTATCGCACCTCACATGGTTGAGGATTTCTGCGCTAAAGAAATTGAGAAACTTAATAAAGGAAAATAATATTTATGGGCGTGTATGCAACGACAACAAGCTTAGAAATTCTAATGATTGGTACGAACTTTGATACCGCCACAACTTTATTTGCCACAAAGTGTATTACTCAGGCAGAGAATGAAGTGAATAAATATTTATCTAAGAGATATGACATCGGGGGGATTGTCTCAGCAGTTCCCCCAATAGTTACAAGCTTATCTGAGAAACTAGCCGTAGGTTATATGTTTCAATACATGAGTCGAGGCGGTAAAGAATCAATGCAAAGAGGTAAGTTTTTTATCGATGATGCTTTAACTAATCTTAAAGCTATTGCTAATTATGAACTAGACCTGATTGATTCTAATGGTGATGTAGTAGTCAATCTTTCTGCTTCTGGATATGACATCCAAAGCTCTACCCAAAACTACTCACCTACTTTCAATGAAGATGACCAGACATTATGGGAAGTCGATCAGCTTAAATTAGATGATATTAAATCATTGAGAGAAACTAATGAGTGATATTGTTTACACCGAATTTGACGATAAAGAAGTCAGAGAGTTTCTTAATCAGATAGATTCAAGACTTAAAAACATTAAAGGTGGAAAAAAAGAATATACAGGTCTTCTTTCTGCTATTGTTTATGGTGATATTATTAAGCACTTTGAATCAGAGCAAGGATCAGATGGACCTTGGGCTAAGTGGTCTCAATTTTATAAAGAAAAAATGGATGCAGAAGGAAAAGGTGGAAATAAGATTCTTCAAGACACTGGACGTTTAAGAAATAACTTTAAACCATCAAAAGTAAGACGCGTTAATCAAGGTTTTCTTTGGTTCAATGATGCTAAAACTAAGTCAGGATTTCCTTATGCAGCGGCTCATGATGTGGGTGGACCACAATTGCCAAAGCGTGATTTTATGTGGTTGTCTGAAGAAGCAATGGAAAAGATTGAAACACAGACGCTTCAATTCATTCTAGAGAAAGGAATCTAATGGCCGCACGAGTTGATTTAAATGGAATTAAAACAGCTATTAGAGATACTTTACTTGCTGCCAATACGACTACAGCAAGTCCTATCGATCTTTCAAGTAATCTTTCTAACTCAAAAAGAGTTACAAACGTCATTAAAGTAAATCCTGAAATGATTTTACCTCAAGCTTCTATGTTTCCATTAGTTACATGTTATGTAACAGACAAGCCTATAAAATCAATGGACATAGCTAAGGATCAATTGAATTCAAAAAGAAGAGCTACTGTTAATGTTAATGTAGTTGGATCTATTTGGAATAATAATTTTTCTAGCATTACAGAAGATCCAGCAGATGAAGACATCAATTATTTAATGGAAAATATCGAACTGATTTTACGATCAGATTATAATTTAGGTGGAAAAGTAAACTGGCAAATAGCTAGCGAATGCAAATACTACACTACTGTTTTAGACGAACAAACCCATTTAAGGTCTGGAATATTAAGCCTTGAATGTGAAGTATTTTATTAACAAGGAGAACCCCCAATGAAAGATGAAGCTTTAATAAAGCAATCAAAAACAGCCTATAATCAATGGGCTAAACAATGGCAATCACACGCAAGACAACATTTTAGTAAAGACCATAATTCGCTTAATAAGCTTGCTAACTCAGGAATAGGTAAAGCTATTCTTTGTGCAGCCAATGGTTACTCTTTAGAAGAACACATTGAGACTATTAGACTTTATCAGGGCAATGTTGACATTATGTGTTGCGATAAAAGTCTAGGGGCTTTATTAGATAATGGGATTATTCCAACTTACTGCATGGTCTGTGATGCCAATGTTAACTATGAAAAATACATGGAAAAGTATAAAGATCAATTAAAAGACACTATTCTTTTAATCAATGTCTGCGCTAACCCACAATGGTCTAAGAATGGAAACTGGAAAGATATCTATTATTTTGTAAATAAAGATGTGATCAATTCTCATTTAGAATTTTCAGAACTATCAGGATGTAAAAACTTTATTCCAGCTGGGACTAACGTCTCGAATGCTATGGTAATCATGCTTACTCAATCAGACAATGAAGGTCGAAAAAACTTCTTTGGCTATGACAAGATCCTTTTAATTGGATTTGATTACTCGTGGAGAGGTGACGGCAATTACTATGCCTATGACTATGATGGTGGTGGTAAAAGAAATTATATGTGTCATACATATTTCAATACTCCAGGTGGAAAGTTTGGTTATACAAGCGGCAATCTAACATTTTCTAAGGACTGGATTAAGAAATATATTGATACTTTTAACTTGCCAGTAGTCCAGTGTTCAAAAGATTCTTTACTTCAGTTAAGACTTAATGGAGAATTAAGCTATCAAATGCAATACAGACATAAGTCTGAGGATTCTACAAAAGTTAAATATCTAGTAGATAAGCACAACGAAGTTCAGTCAAAACTTATAGAAATAAAAAAGAGACTCGAAGAGATTCAGAAGGATCATTATCAGTCTTTTATTAAAAGTATTTAGGGGGTATAAATGGGAGTTGGCCAAGGATCTTTAGTAGGGGATTTATCCTATATTAACATAGGCCGTGAGCTTACTTATGGAAGCTACAACACTGCAACAGCAGCTTTAAATGTTCTTTCTGCATCTTTAAAGATGACAAAAGAGACAAAGATTTTAGAAGAAATTCAAACTTCTAGAACTAATTCTAATTTCATTCAGCTTGGAAGAACATTAGAAGCAAGCATTGAAGCTTACTTTTCCCCCAGGTCTCTAGCTTGTAATTACTTGTTACAAAATGCTTTTGGTGGTGGAGCAGTAACATCAGCAACAGCAACGGGTGACACAGTTGGGGCTTCAAGCTTTCAGCACACAGTAGACATTAATAATTTCCTAACAACTTACTCAAGCCTTTGTATCAATGCCAGAAAAGGTGATGCTACAAATGGAAAGATTTTTGAATATTCAGGATTAAGAGTAAATGAGTTCGAGCTATCAGCAGAACTTGATGAAGCTCTAATGATGAACATCGGAATGATCGGGAAAGATGCAACTATCACTTCTAACTCACAGGCCACAAGTGCTAGTTCTCAAGTTCCTTTGAGTTTCATTAATGGAAGATTTTCAGTTGAGTCATCTGCTTCTAGTTTAACATCTACAAGCTTTTGGAATGTTCAAAGCATGAGCTTTAAAATTGTAAACAACTTAAATAGTGACGCTGTTTCAAGGCGCATTGGTAGTGATACCTTAGACGTGTTACCAGCTGGTCTTGCTCAGTTTGAATTAAAAGCTACATTGAGATTTGATACCACTACGGCTTATGACGCAATGATGGCTGGGACTAGGTTTGCAGCAGAGTTTTATTTTGAAGGTAACACTATGTCAGGATCTAAGCTTAGAGAATCAATCAAATTAACAATGCCTTTTGTGATGATCTCTGACGCTGGTGATCCAGAAATCGGTGGTCCAAACGAAGTGTTAACTAGTGAAGTATCTTTTGCAGTCTTAAGAGATCCTACAACTTCTGGTTATGCTGTTAAGGCAGTAGTTATTAACGATACGTCTAGTTATGCTTAATTTTTTTAATTGGTTATTTGGTAAAGATTTAAACTCACACTTGAACGCTACTAAAAAAGTAAAAGTATCAGGTGTGAAGTTTATTATAAAGAAAATTAATACTTTAAACTATCTTGAGGGGGCTAAGGTTTTAAAACAATCATATGATGTTTATAAAACCAAGGGGGCTGATGGTGGACTTAATACAAATGACAAAAAAGTTGTGGAGCATTTTAGTCATATACTTGTTTGTGGTGTTGTTTCTCCTAAGCTTAGTTACTCTGATGATAACAATGGAATCCATGTAGAAAAGCTCTTTGTCGATTGGGATTTGGTATTAACTCTTTATAATGAGATAATGGAATTCACTTACGGTAAAAAAAAAGTTCAACAATTAGTCTCTCAAGAGAAAAATTAGTTGAACTAGATTTTTTAGCGAAAAGATACGGAAAGCTTCCAAGTGATTTCTTAAAAATAGATGCTGATAATTTTCAGTTTAACTTATTGGTGGCTTCTTGCGGAACAAGTGAAGAAGCTAAACAAGTAGAAAAGGCCAGTAAGAAAGCAAGGATGCGTGGCAAATAAAGAAGCAAGTTTATTACTACGAATAAAAACAGCTGGTGAAGAAGCTATTGATAAAGTCCAAGAGGGACTGGGTAAGATAGCAACCGTTGGTCTAGCTGCTTTTGGTGCTTTATCAGCTGCAATAGTTAAGGGTGTTGGGGAATATGCCCAACAAGAACAGGCCATAAATGCACTGACCAGGACCATGGTCAATAATGGTGTTTACTCTAAAGAATTAAAACAAGCCTATTTAGATCAAGCTGATGCTCTTTCAAAAGTAACTCTTTTTGGTGATGAGCAGATTGTTCAAGCTCAAGCTGCATTTTCTCAGCAAGCTCGGGGAATTACTTTAACTAAAGAAGCAACATCGGCTATTCTTGATTTTGCACAAGCCCAAGGGATGGATGTAGCACAGGCCGCTGAAGTTGTTGGTAAGTCAATTGGAACTAGCAATAATGCTCTTGCAAGATATGGCATTGAAGTAAGTGCCACAGCTACTAAATCAGAAAAGATGGCTCAAGTATTACAGGGCCTAAATAATAAATTTGGTGGACAAGCTGAGGCAGCAACTAGTGGTCTTGGATCATTACAACTTTTATCAAAATCTGTAGGTGAATTATTTGAAAGTCTAGGGTCTAGACTTGCCCCAACAATTACTTTAGTAGCACAAAATCTTAATCAATTAGTTGGCTCTGCCCCACAAGTTGATAGTTTTATTAATGCAATAGGTGATGGCTTTAACTTTGTAACTAAGCTTGCGACATCTGTAATATTCGCTTTTCAAAGTGTTGGTACAACCATTGGGGCAACATTTGGAACTATTGCAGGATCATTAAGTCTATTAGTTGACGGCCAGTTTGCAGCAGCTAAAGACGCTCTTGTTTCTGGATTTGATGACTTAGCAAAAGAGCGTGAAAGAATTGCAACAGAACATAATGCTAAAATTCAAGAACTAGATAATGCTAATTTCCAAAGCAAAATTGCTCAGTCTCAGCAAGAAGAACAATTACTAGTTCAATCACTACAAAGAAAAAATGAAATTGTTCAACAAGATAGATTAGCAGCTCAAGAAAGAGATCTGCAAAATTTAATTGAAGATAGCAATATTAAAAATCAGATGGAGCTTGCTTTAATTAGTGGCAGACAATCAGCTATTTATGCAGCAGAAGCCGCAGCAGCAGATAGGCGCTATCAACTAGCTACAACTCAAGCACAAAAGACGGCTGCTCTTGCAGATAAATACAGAGCTATTGAATTAGAGAACCAAGCAAAGACTAATGAGGCTAAGCTTCAAGCAACTAAAGACGTATTGTCTCAAGTTTCTACAATTCAAAATTCTAGCAATCGTCACTTGGCTGCTCTAGGTAAAGCTGCAGCATTAACTCAAATTGCTATTGAAGGTCCAGTTGCTATAACAAGAGCTTTAGCATCTGCACCACCGCCTTTTAACTTTGCATTGGCCGCTGGTGTTGGTGCTGCCATTGCTACACAGGTAGCCAATGTTTCTGGTGTGGCTTTAGCAGAAGGTGGTGTTGTTATGCCTAGAGTTGGGGGAACGCAAGCAACTATCGGCGAAGCTGGTCAACCAGAAGCAGTCATACCACTTGATAGATTCTCAGAATTTGGAATGGGTGGCGGTGGAACTACAGTTGTCATCAACGTTCAAGGTGGAATGCTAGGAAGTGAATCAGAAGCTCGTGAATTTGCCTTAGCTGTAGATAAAGAATTATTAAAATTAAGAAGAAATAATGAGTCTGTTTCATTTGATAGTGGGGTCATTTAATGGAGTTTATTAAAGCTAATTATTTAAATACTACAACTATGATTTCAGTTAACTCAAACACTGGCACTGTTCAAAATTTATTTAATCGGGATGAACTATACCAATATTACACTGATCAATTTGCTAATGATAATACTACTTCGACAATTACAATTACTTTTGACGCGACCACATCTTTATCTAGAATTGCCTTAATAGATACTAACTTTAAAGAGTTTTCTATCTTTTACAATGGACTAACAGCTAACTCATTCGCTCTTTTAAATGCTGATACAGCTTCTAGTTCTTATTTAAACAATACAGATGATCATAAGTATTTTAGATTCTCTACATTGCAAGTAAGCTCTGTAACAATAAATGCGAAGTCTACTCAAACGGCAAATCAAGAAAAGCTGTTAGGACTATTAGTATTAAGTGACTTAGAAATTGCTTTAACTAAAATTCCTAATGCTCAGAATTACAAGCCTAAAGTAGTACCTAAACAAGTTGTCCATAGACTTAGTGATGGTGGAACTAGAATCAATACAGTTCGCAGAAAGAAAGAAACTGCTTTAAATCTAGACTATATTGATTCATCACAAAGGGATCTTCTTTATAATTTATATATAGATAATACTGAGTTTAATTTCTGTCCTTTTGGAACTGCTACAGGCTGGGACGGCTTCATGTTCGAGGCTGTATGGGATGGCTCTTTTGATTTCTTTGAATACTCTGATAATGCCGCATCTAGTGGGTTCTCTGGAAAAGTAAGCTTAAAGGAAACTCCTGTATGACGGCTGATATCAACACGCTTATTAAATCACCTTCAAGCATTGTCTTTAGACGTGCTTATATAAAAAGAAGAAATTCTTCTGATGGTCTTTTTGAAAGCGATTGGTATGACATTTCTAAAGACGTTAAATCTTATGGTAAAATAACAAATCAAATTGACTCAGCAAGACGCTATAAATTCACTTTTGGTAATGCCAAGCTTTCAATGGAGAATTCAAGCGGTAGATATAATCCGCATAATGATCTTGGGTCTTTGTGGTATGGATATTTAAATCAACAAAGAACACTTGTTAAGATCGAAGCTGGATATCAGTTGAGTCAAAAAAATGACACTGGCATTTGGGTTAACTCTGAGTTTCCTGCTGAATCTGTATGGGATGAAAACGTCTGGGACGCCCCAGATTCTCTTTGGGATGCCACTCAATCAAGCACTATGTTTACAGGAATTATCTCTGGTGATGTAGTATTTAGTGATTCAAACGATGTTGTATTTAATATCAAACCATTACAAAGCGTATTGCAAGAGTTTCCAGCTCGCAACCTAACTGGTTGGACTTCGACTGGACTTACAGCAAGTCAATTTGTAACCATGGTTAGAGATCAAACAGACGGAGCTGGAAGTTTTATATTTAGACCTTTCTTTGGGAATACAACTAGTTATTGGGATATTTCTACTACTTCAAATGTATTCAGTAATCTTAATACTTCTGGGGCTCAAGATGTTATCGATAAAAACGTGTGGGAAGTAATTGAAAGACTTGCCGAGGCTGAAAACTTTATTCCATATGTAACGCGAACGGGAGTATTTAAGTTTATTTCTCGTGATACTGTGGCCACATCTACAGTTTATCAATTCCATGGGGCTGGATCTTTTAACACGACCTATGGACATACGATTAAGAAAGTAAATTCCTACGGATTTAGAGCTACTAAGTTCTATTCTCGAGTACAAATTAAATATGTAAATGCAGATACTACAACTAGTTATGTTGTGGTTGAAAGCACAATGACTGTAAGTGGAACAAATAATCCATGGATATTAGGAAACAAAACACTTCAAATAGAAAACTTCTATATTCCAAATACAGCTACGGCTCAAACTTTAGCCACTACTATTTATAATGATGTATCAGCTTTAAAAAATGAGGTGGAATTTGAAACAACTTTTATTCCACAGCTAGACATATTTGATAGGTTTTCAGTTAACTATGATCCAAATCCTTTTACTAATAACTCTTTATGGGATCAAAAGAACTGGGGGGCTGATGATACTAGCACTTCAGATGATTTAATCTTTGATAAAGCAAGTTATGATTCATTATTATTAGATGGACAAGAGTTTAAGTTTTTATCTTTTGAAATAGATTTGGATAATTTCAGTAATAAATTTATAGCAAGGGAAGTGTAATGCCAAGTTCTGCAACAATAACAAGCTTCTATAATTTCACAGCTTTAACAGTAATAAGATCTGCTCAGGTTAATACAAACTTCGACACATTTAGAGGACATATTATCCCAGTAGATCCAAGCACTGCTACATCAGCAGCAACAATGACTTATGATTTAGGATCTAATGATCACGCGTGGCGTAATATTTATGCAAAGGGATTGCATGTTTATGGAGATACCGTGGGGGCTACGCCGCCTTCTGGGTTTTATAATATCTATGTTAAATCGACAGATGGTAAGGCATATAAAAAAGATTCTAGTGGAACTGAATCACAACTTGGTGGCGGCGCCCTTGTTGCGAGTGGTACACCAGCGGCACCTAACACAATCACAGCTGCAGGCGGTATCTCATTCACATTTTCAGACGGTGAGAGACAAATTAAATATCTTGTCGGTGACACTAGCACGGGAACAGATATCACAGCTAATCCACAAGTAGCAGCAGCAACAAGCACATCTGTAAACATGGAATTATATTTATATGGAACGAGCGATACAAATACTATTCAATTTGATGATGGTAATGGCCTAGCTCTTCCAGCAAGTAGAACATTATTTAATAGATCAGTTCTTGGCTTATTGTGGAACGGATCTGTATGGACTGAATTATTTTATAAAATTTAATCGGGGGTATTTGAGTGAAAGAATTTAAAGTTATAAGTTTATATTTCTTTTTAATAGTAAATTTATTTTCTGGATTACATCTTGAGGCAAAGAGTATTGTTTCTGGTGACATTATCGAGGGGCAAGCTTATCAGCCCAACTTCTTAAAACAAAAAGGGCATTTTGAAAAGAATGCTAATGGAACTACTGCTTATGCAGATGCGGCAGGAACAAGACCTGTAGATGGCAGCGGTGGAGCACCTACTTTAAGTTGCACTAGAACAACGTCCAGTCCTATAGATGGTGACGGTTCTCTATTAATTACAAAAGATGCAGCGAATAGACAGGGTCAAGGTTGCACTATTCAGTTTACAATTGATAGTGCTTACAAAGCTAAGGTATTGCAAATTGAATTTGATTACTTGGTAGCTAGTGGAACTTTCACAGCTGGAAGTTCAAGTGCTGATTCTGATTTAATTGTTTATATTTATGATGTAACAAATTCTACTTTAATTGAGCCATCAAGCATTAAATTACTCTCAAATAGTTCCACAATATCAGATCACTTTGTAGCAAACTTTCAGACAAGCGCAACAGGAACAACATATAACTTAATTCTACACCAGGCCACGACATCGGCTAGTGCATATACAGTTAAGGCCGATAATTTTGAAGTTAAGCCAAGCAAGTATATTTACGGCACTCCTATCACTGATTGGCAGTCATACAGCTTAACGATTGGTGGTTCAACATCTGCACCTACTGTCGGAACTAATACAAACAGAGC